GTATATAGACGGTTTATCGCCATCTATAACGACGCCACGATAGTGACTAAGCACACCCTCCAAATATATCCACCCAGACTCCATATCTCTGTCAGACATCTTGAATATCTTGGTGGCATAAGGTTTCTTTTTCTCCTGGGCGACAAAATAAAAACCCTCTACTTTAAACCCCGCTCTCTCAAAAGCACGTTTATACCAAGCGGCTTGTAAGTCATACTGATAGTTCCTGACTGATTTAGTAAATCCGTACACAGAACAATCTCTAGTGGTCTTGTAGTCCACAAGTATGATTGAGTTTGAGTCAAAGGTTGGGTCCAAAGGATAACGCAGTACATCTGCCTTAACCTTTAGTAGTAGATCTTTTTCGTACCAGAACAAAGCACGTTCATACGGTTTGCCAAATACACCAGGAAACTCATCTTCGTTTGGGTGTAGTAGCTTGTCTCCTTCCGGTATCAAAGCCTCGCGCATTTCAAATATAGTATCGCGGTCTGCTTTAGAGATTACGGTATAGCCTCTTTTCTCGTAATCTTCTTTGAGTTCTTTGTTGGCCTTGGTGTACATAGAACCGTTTATACAGGCTATTTCTTTGTTAAATGCGTCCTCTCCCTCTACGATAAGAGCGTGGGCGGCGGTACCAAAGCGTAAAGCTGCAGATTCAAGCATTTCTTCGTGCAAAGCGTGTTCTTGGCTTTGTGCGAATCTTCTTGCGGTTGATGACGATAGACCAGGGCAATTGTGATATAAATCGTTTGGCATATCTTCTAAATAGTAAGCGTCGCCTAATACAACGCTATCCCTGTCTTGTAGTATTTCAGGTAATTCGTTCATTTCTTCTCCTTTGTGTTTCTTCTACGATTACATTCACGACACTCTTTAAGTCTTTTGCAGCCTTTTGGGCCTCGTAAAGAATGATCTCCATCTCAGCGTCGGTCATTTCAGACACAGGCTTTGATACTGATTCTATTGGTCTAGCCATAGTATTTCTCCATATAATTTGTTATCCATTAACTTGCATTCTATATCATTATAAAATAAAATGCTACTATAAGTAAACACATGAGGGATAACATGAGTAAACTAAAGAATATATTGATTGACAAACAGGACGCTTTTGAGTTGGCCTGCAGAAAAGGTTATGAAAATATTTCAGAATTAGTAGACAATTATCAACACTTTCATAACGAGATACTTGGAAAGCCATCTATAGATCCAAGGTCTGATTGTGATGATTTTCTACTGATGACGGACCAGAATATACCAATCTGATCCGCTAAAAGAGAGATTGTCAGATCAAACCCACTCCTGAGATGGCAGTCTCTCGCCTTTATAGTGGGGTAAAAGATGATAAAAGTAAAAGATTCTGTAATTTTAGACACAGAACAAGAGATAAATGACGCAGTAATGACCATAGTACAAAACTTTGTTAGGCTGCCGGATAACGAAAAAAAGGCAATAATCAACGCACTCCAGGAACTTATGTAATATTGTCAGACTTTTGTCAAAAGACTCTGACGCGGTTTTAGTCAATAAACATAAGGGTTTCAGGATTATTTTATTTTTTTCATTTTTGTCATAGATTCAGACACAAATACATACTTGAAAATATAAAACTTGACACACTCGGGATAAGTAAACTATCCTTCTCTCATACACTTTGGGGATAGGTGGGGGACGTTTGTATATAAATATATTTATATGCAACGCAAAAAAGTTTTATGGGTTACAGAAAGAATAAACTCTCAGAACAAGACTACGGGCCAACTATCGCGCCTGAAGATGAAATACCAATAGAATACGCTAATCTCGATTCGGGACTAAACAGACGGCAACACATGTTTATTTGGATTGCGGTTAATAATCCTAGACTATCCCTAGTCGAAGCAGCACATAAGGCGGGGTACAAATCGCCTAGACAAGCTGCGAATAAGTTAATGTCCAAGCCTTTGATTCGTAAAGAGTATAACTACTTGATGAACGAAGCTAAGAAGAAGTATGAACTCAATTATGATCGGGCGGTAAAGGATCTATACGACATTCGGGACAAAGCATTAGAGTCGGGGTCATTTAATGCAGCTATAGCGGCTCAGAACAGCTTACTTCGGGTCGGGGGTTTAATTGTAGAGCGTAAGGAAGTTAAGTTCGGGAAGATAGATCAAATGTCGAGGGAAGAAGTCGAAGCCAGGTTATCGGAATTGATCGGCAATACGGTTGAAGGGGAGTTAGCGTCAGTCGCTCTCGACAATCCAGATAAGCAAGATCAACAGGAAAGCCAAGACGTACCAGAAGATATCGAGCATTAGACGGTTGCTAAGAATTTATCGACCAAACGACAGGCCTGTAATTCACTACCACAACCAATCTTTTGAGTAAGTTCGTTGTCTTTGTAGATGAAGATACGGTAGGCAAAGTCCTCTGATACGGATTTTTTAATCACAATACGGTATTTATCTTTCATATTTACCCTCGTCAATCCAGGTTTGGATTTGTTTGGCACGAGATACAGGGTCTGCAATCCAATAAGACATGACTATCTCGTTATCTGAGTTATACCCTACAAAACGGTTATCTTCGGGTACGATTCGTACTAGACGGGTGTTATTGACATACTTGCTCATATTGTCTCCTTTACGCTTAAAAAAGCATCATTTACAGCTTCGTGTATAAGGGTTAAACATTCGTCTGTATGTCCTTCTGCCTTGAAAAGTAAAGCAGAAGCCAAAGAATTTGTTAATAAATACGTTGCTTCGATAGGGTTCATAATGTCGTCTTGTTTGTCGCATTTTTGAACGTAGTCTTTCATGGTTTTAAGTGTTAATTCAAAAGCTAATTCTTCATTTGTTTTTTTTGTCATGCTTCCTCCTTAGTCTTTGTTTTACAATTTTGAATTATTGTCCAATCGTAAACATCAACATCATCACAAACGTACTTTTTAACGTGAGACAACTTTTCAAACTTGTAGTAGTAGTCATAAAATTTTTGTTTAGCCTCCCCTACGTTTTTAACGTTATCAATTGTAACTTCACTCCAAACAGTTTCGGCTATCTCTAATTTTATTTTCATGCTTCCTCCTTTAAATCGTAACATTCCCAATCTTTTGAAGCATCATAACCAACAGCCCAGATCAATTCTTGTTTAGCTAAGTCATATGCTTCATTCTCGTTCTTTGCTTCTACACAATAATCGTATTGCAAATGGTCAACCGGTACAAAAGATACCTTGTATTGTTTTTTACTCATGCTTCCTCCTCAATCGGTAATTGATAGACGTGGTGTCCGTTGTCGCCAAAATCATCTATCGGGGTTAGGTTTTCGGGTTCTTGTTTATGGACGGTGACGTCTTCTATAAGACCGTTAGCCATTTCTATAACCACAAATACTTCTTTGATAGATTCCTGGTCTAAATCACAATTCATACATCTAAGACCAATATCATTTATATGTTCCATTTCTTGATTACAAATTCCGCAGTTCATTATTCGTCCTCCTTTTCTAAACATACTTTCGCTAATTCTTCGTATGAATTAAAAGCACTATGATTTTCTACATTTGCATAATCATTTAACCACGCTATCAAACCTTCTCTTGTAACTATTTGAAAACTTTCATTCGTGCTATGATTGAACAAATGTATTGGTTTAAACTCAGCCATTATTCGTCCTCCTTTGGTTCGCTAAAAGTTAAAATAAACTTACTGTTGCAATCGTGATTAGATGATCTTGCTCGGTAAGTATTCGGTTCTTTGGATTTAAGTATTTCAAAACTAAAATCGGTATCTTGATGTACTAATTTTTCAAAGACTTGTTTTATGTCTTCTAAGATGAATGTCATCTCTCCGCAACTTCCTCGCCAATCCAAATTGTTTCCTTGTACAAAAACTTCTTTGCCTAGATACTTTTCAAAGTAACCTAAATCGTAAAGAAAGTTTTCATAATCCTCGTCATCTGCATAAGGTTCTAATATTGCTCCGTAAAACTTACTCATTCGTCCTCCTTAAATGTTACTAATGCCATAAAAACCACTAGGATTGTTATGACGGTTAAAATGTCAAATTCAAAAATCTTTGGTATCATGTGGTAGTTATTTTTTTTCATGATAACTCTCCAAATGTTCGGGGGACGAAAATCCCCCGTTCCTTTCTAGGCCTTCTATATCTTTAATTGTGTCGGTAGCACAGTTACTACAAAAGTAACTTGTTAAATCTATATCGGGGTTCTTATTCTGCCATTCGGCTAATTTTTGATCGGTACAGTCTAAAATTTCTTGTAAATCAAGCAGTCCTTCCGCATCATGAAATATGTTGAAAGGTTTTGTACAAATTTCACAATCTCTATAATTATCATTATATTTGCTCATGTTTTCTCCTTATTCTTGATCAAGTTTGTTTAAGTAATCGGCTACTATTTCTTCCCCGATTATGTAAACGTACATATTTACAATTCTTTCGGGTTCAGAAAAATCTGTAATAATTCCGTCATATTTAAATTCTTCATATTGTCTAATATGTTCTATAACATCAAAAACCATATCACCTAACCATTCTTTAGCTTGATATCTGCCAATTATGTAATAATCTTCGTTAAAAGCGTGATGGTGTAAATCGTCTTTCCACGTTTCTGGTTCGTTTTGTTCAAACCATTCTTTATTTTCTTTAATGTAAGTATCAAAGTATTCTTGTATTTCGTTTTTCTTGTAATCCATTGTTAATTTAGTCATCAATCCTCCTCACATAAAAATATGAAGGGTCAATATCCCCTCCGTACCATTCAACATAATCGTCCTCATTGGGTTCGATATCGCACTCGTCTAATAGATGCTCGTGCCACTCTTTTTCTTTTTGCTCTAAATCAACCTTCTCGGCTTCTTTGGCGGTATATAGTTCGTAATCATGACCGTACTTTGAATTCTTAATAAGTAAGCAAAGCGGTTCTTTGTGTGTTTCGTGTGTCATTAAAAATCCTCCTGTAATATTCT